ATTTATCGATATTACCTTCGTAGAATAATTCGGGGCCAGATGCGGCGGTGTTACCCGATATATCTACTGTATAAAATAGGCCATTGATGTCGTCTAACAATTCAGTCTCTGTAAAATGTATTTCATCGTTTCCTATTTCGCCGCCTATTTTGATATTGCTCTTGTAATTTCGTGTATTCTTGTTTAAAAGTTCGTTGTGAAAAGAATTTTCAAGAGTAAAGAGCGTTGTCTTATTTTTGTGAAAATAATCGGAATCATACAGGTATTCCACCTCGTCATTAATATCATATATGAAATTTCGTTTAACGCCCAAGAAGGAACCATAAAAATCTATACCATGCGTGAAATCATTATCGTTTAGCATTTGGCTTGTTAAATATGAAAAGAAACTGTCAACATAAGCAGAATTATTTATGTCGCATAGCTTGGAGTGTGCGTCGGTCTCTCCAAAACGAGGCAACTTTATCAAATTATTGTGTGAGGTGTCGTATTTCCCAGTAATATATTTGGTCGGGTCTAGTAAAGGGCTGTATTTGAAAAACATCTGCTTTTCGCGAATCGCGTTGCTAATATCGGATACTTCTCCTATGAATTTATTTTCAGATTCCTTTGATTTAATATTTTTGATATAATATTTGTGGTTCAGACTAATAGAGTTGTAATTATTTTCATTGAGGCTGAAAAAATTCTTGTAAATTGGAACATAATTCTGAATATTAGAGAAATTTGTTAACTCAATATTTTCAAAATTGCTAAATAAATTAGTGTTATCATATTTTTTATAAAAGAATTCCATTATTTAGAAAGCTATATTATAATAAACTAATATCTAACTCATATATTCGGATAAAAGAGTGCTTTTTTTTCTTAAATTCCTATAAATGACTCTAGAATTAAGAAAATTCGACATGTCACAAATCAGTTTCAGACCAGACGAAAATAAGGGACCTGTTGTTGTGCTAATTGGAAGGCGTGATACAGGTAAATCATATTTGGTTCGCGACTTACTTTATTATCATCAAGATATTCCTATTGGCACTGTAATCTCTGGAACAGAAGCGGGAAATGGATTTTACGGTGGTCACGTTCCAAAGTTATTCATACACGATGAATATAACACCGCCATCATTGAAAATATTTTGAAACGGCAGAAGACTGTATTGAAACAGGTGAAAAAGGAAATACAGAATTATAATAAATCGTCCATCGACCCCAGAGCATTTGTAATACTTGATGATTGCCTTTTTGATAATAGCTGGACAAAAGATAAGATGATGAGACTGCTTTTTATGAACGGTCGTCACTGGAAAATTATGCTCGTAATTACAATGCAATATCCTTTGGGTATCCCCCCTAATCTCAGAACCAATATTGACTATGTGTTTATATTAAGAGAACCCTATATATCGAATAGAAAACGTATTTGGGAAAATTATGCCGGTATGTTTCCCACGTTTGAGAGTTTTTCACAAGTAATGGATCAATGTACGGAAAATTTTGAGTGTTTAGTAATAGACAATAACTCAAAATCCAATAAATTACACGACCAGATATTCTGGTATAAGGCGGAGCCAAGAGGCGATTTCAAACTAGGTTCAAAAGAGTTTTGGGAGATATCAAAAGACCTAGAATCTGACGAAGAAGAGGACGTATATAATCCAAATACTCCCAAAAAGGGTGTAACTAAAATTAATGTTCGGAAGAACAAATGGTAAATTTAAGCTTTGGTTCAACACATTTATTTTCGGCTATAAATACTTCTTTGTCAATAGCAAACACGAAACTACAATCATGTGTCTCGGGTAAGCGATGAGCCATACAATATATGTGATTACACCTACACTTACCTGCGTGTTCCTCAACAACTTTAATTTTTTTATTGCACTTGGCATGAGAGCACACTAGTTTTGTCATTATTATACTTAAATATTCTAGATAATATATTTAAGTATCAATTTTTTTGATTATGGTTTGTAAACGCTTATTTTGAAAGCTCAATCTTCTCGTCAACCACCGGTTTACCATCGACATTTGTCTTGGTAGCGATTTCAGCACTAGCATCAGCTGCTGCTTCGGCTGGCTTATTAATAGTGAGCTCGCTTAGACCATGGTCGTTGTTCTTATCAATCACAACATTATCATCTTCGAATAGCTCCTTACGAATATCAGATACGGTAGTCTCGTTATTAAACTTATTCTCAATACTATTCACATTGTTAATAGAGACCAGATTTCCATTCTCATCAATCGTCTGCGTTAACACATTGCCGCTCTCGAGCGCCTTCTCCTTATTGTCGTCAATCGCCTTCTTCTTGCTCTCCTTAACGCGCTTGTCAAAATCGTCCTTTGCCGATTTCTCATTCTTATCCTTCTCGCTCATTAGCTGATTGAGCTCGTCTTCAAGATACTCCACACGCCCAGTCTTATATGCCTCTGGGTGAAACGGAATCCACATTCCAACCGGACCAACATAAACATCGTGGTTCGGGTCAATTTCGCGAAGCATCTTACATCTCAGCTCTGCCTCCTGTTGCGACGGAAAACACCCGCGCACCTTTAATCCGCGCACGCTCGTTTTAAAGCTGTGCTTCTCGTCGAACGCCTTGTCTAGCGCCTCCTCGTTGTTATCTACATAGGTCTTATACTCATCATCGAGTGTGCTCGTGAATAGTTTATCCCGCTGGTCCTTCACAAAATCCTCCATATCCTTTGTTAACTCGTCAAATTCTAACGCATCGTATTTATATGCGAGAAAGCTCAAAAATTGCGTATACTTTTCTAGCGATTTAGACATTTCCCATTGCTTTAGGAATTCATTAAAAAAAAAGATGTTTTTCTCCTTAATAATCTTTTCGGGAGACAGAAAAGAAACGCACGCGAACTTTTGTCCGGCGATAGGCTTGTCCTCGTCCAACAAGTCCACATATTTAGAGTTTAATGACCCGTCCAAATTTATTTTTGTGGTAACGCCTTCGGGTTTAGTTTCCATATTATTAATACATTCGTTAATTATTTAAGCTTTTTATGGACGATATATATATTTTTTTCTTATTAATATTTATAATATGGATTTAATAAACGGACTTAACATAAGTGAGTTAATTAAAAGGGCGATTAAATATTTAGTTGAGGGTATTATGGTGGCTCTTGCCGCCTTTTTGGTTCCGGACAAGAAGCGCACACTCAATCTGGACGAGGTTGCCCTAATTGCGCTATGTGCGGCGGCCACCTTTAGCATTCTGGACACCTACGTTCCGGCGATTGCGGTGAGCGCCCGTTCGGGTGCCGGCTTCGGCATCGGTGCCAATCTCGTCGGTTTCCCCCGCTAAGCACACGAGAGATAGCAAGTTAATCTAGTAAACATTCCAAAATAATATCTGTAACAAAATAGGTATTATTTAAATGGTTGGCACGAACTCCCAATCAAGCTCGTAGCATATTTTTTTCCATATCTCATCTTGTTCTATTCGTTTCTCTCGGTCCTTTAACATAGGAAAGAACTCTAGAAATTGAACTTGATTAAGGAGTTCGCATAATTTATAGACGGTATAATAATAATTTAAAAAATTAACTCTGTCGTCGGGGCAATATTTAGCGTAGGGCGCCTGTATTTCCATAAACAAATTACACAGCGTCTCCTCTAACTCGGGCGACATTATAGGTGGTTTTATCCCTAATTTGTCTTTGATAAATGGGATATGCTCATAATATTTATTGTATCCCAGTTTTTTGAGAATCTCCTTTGCTTTTTTGTTTGTTATTTGATGAAGTCCAATTCGCTCCTTTTTAATTTGGAGTTTTATATTTAGCAATACTTCATCCGGAATCTGTGTGGTTTCCTTCGCCTGAAACTGGGCTAATATTTCGCGAAAGTGATTTATTCTTTTGTAAGCATAGAAGCAAAGCTCCTTGGGTGGCTCTTTATACGATGACTTTTCATTGTCAACCAGATATTTCAAGGTTACGTGACAATTATTACATATTAAAATTCCCTCATGGTCGACTGGAATCAACTCGCCTTTATTACACGAGCTACACACGTCTGTATGCTTTATGAAGCTGTCAATGTTTAGAAAGGTATCGTCCACATTCACCAGATATTTTTGAACATTATTCTTGTTCTCTGTTGTACATTTCTTCTTTTTTTCAATATTAAAAAACTTGTCTAACCTGGTCAATTGATTCGTTCCCTCCGATATTTTCTTCTTGTCTTCAAAATAATCAAAAATGATGTTTGAATTTGTCAATAAATAATCCTTTTCCTTTCGTTTTGAATCTCTAATTTGGATTCTGATTGATTTTATTCGTTCTTTTATGTCTAGAATATTCTCTACGGATAACCGAGGCGTCTCTTTATTATCATTCAACTTCTGTTTTAGGGTTTCTTTTTCGTTTTCTAGTGTTGGAAATAAATTATTATTATTATTGCTGAATTCCTCAAGCATATCGCTGTGCTTTCCATCAAGAGTAGTTGTATGTTTTGAATTAACCACAATTTTTTTTGTATTTTTGTGTTTAAATCCAACCATTTTTAGATATATTAAAGAAATTTATTTAAATAAAAATATTTTCGTGTATATTAATTATACATTATCTAATGTGTTTTTAATGGAACGGGAGAATGTGTGTATATCTACCTCTCCTGAAATTGAAATAGATACTATTAAATTACAAAAAATGTCATTCATCTATAACGCACTTGAGTCTGGTTGGACTGTAAAAAAACGCAAGGACGCATACGTTTTTACGAAAAAACACGAGGGCAAGAAGGAGATATATTTAGACACTTATTTAAGGAGGTTTATTGAGACAAATATAGATATTAATAAACTGATTTAGAAAATTGTGTTGAACTAATAAATCATAAAATAAATTAATGTGAAATTCATAAATTTATTTTCTTTAGCATATATATAAAATGGGAGGTGGATTAATGCAACTCGTCGCTTACGGTGCCCAAGATGTCTATCTTACCGGCAACCCGCAAATTA